TTATGGGTATGTCTGATGTATTCGCAGTAACAAAAGCGGCAGACGCTACGGTATATGGTAGTCGCGCTAGAGTGCGTCAGATTCAAGTATTGACTGCCGGATCTGGCAGTCCACAGATTGTGTTAAAGGATGGCGGGGCCAGTGGTACAGCACTGCTCGACATGAAGTTTGGCACAGGAGACACATTCTCAGTCAACATTCCTGACAATGGAATATTGTTTGAGACTGATGTTTACTTGGATTTGACAGCCTGCACTAGTGTAACCGTATTTTTATCGTAGGAGTTTAGGATGGCAGACGATGTTCGCTCTAAGCACATCAGCACATCTGGTCAGGTCGTGTCTGGCGCAGGAAGGCTCCGTGGAATTGTAGTATGCTACAAAACCGGGGCCACTGGTGGTATGACCATATATGACAGCGATGAAGCCGCTGGCGACATTTGTTTGGAGTTTTCAGAGACTCCTGAAGGGACTGTGGTTATACCCATTCCCGGAACAGGAACAAAATTCGATGTCGGCCTAAACGCAGTCATACCGTCAAACACAACGCTTACAGTGTTCTACCAAACATAGGTGTTGTGATGGCTAAGAGAAACGAAAAGCCAATTAAGACATCGGTAAAATCAGGAAATTTCCGTCCCACAAAATCAGGGGCGGGAATGACCAAAAAGGGCGTTGCGGCTTATAGAAGGGCAAACCCCGGAAGTAAGTTAAAAACGGCTGTTACTGGCAAAGTAAAAAAGGGAAGTAAGGACGCAAAGCGGCGCAAGTCATTTTGTGCCAGATCTGCTGGTCAGATGAAGAAGTTTCCCAAAGCGGCTAAAAACCCTAACAGCAGGCTACGGCAGGCTAGAAGAAGGTGGAAGTGCTAATGGCTGAAAAAGTCGAAATCACCGTTGCCAGAATAGAAGAGCGTATCTCACAGCTACAAGATGAGGTGAGGCACGTTCACGAAGAGGTATCTGATCTAAAGGCTCAGGCTAACAGATGGAAGGGTGCTTTCTGGGTTATGCTGGCTGTAGGCGGTATAGTCGGTAGTATAGCCCATCTTTTTATAGGTTGGGTGAAATGACCATTAACAGATCCAATATGGGTTCCCAGTTGAGAGGTAATAGAATGAAAAAGAAGCCAGTAAAATATGCAAAGATGGGAAAGTTTCTAGAAACATTTTCCCCTGCTTATAGCATTATGAAGGGTAAAGGCCCGATCTCAGAAGGATTGAGCAAGCTGGGTGGTTTTGGGTTAGGTGGCGCGGCAGGCGCTATTGCCGCACAGCAGAGAAAAAAGAAGCAGGCTCCAAATCCTATGGCGGCTACGCCAGCAGATCCAATGACCCCAAATGCCGCTACACCAATGACTCCCATGAAGGGTGGTGGATTGGCAAGGCGCAAAAGATCCATTGACGGAATATGTGTCAAGGGTAAGACAAAAGGAACCATGAGGTAATGGACAAGAAATCTGTAACAGCTCCCAAGGGTTTTCACTGGATGAAGTCAAAGTCTGGCTTCAAGCTAATGAAAAACCCTGCTGGCGGCTTCAAGCCACACAAAGGCGCTAGTTTGAAAGCAACCTTTCCAATCCAGAAGGTTCATAAGAAGTGAGGAACTACAGAAAGGAATACAAGACCTATCAAGGGTCTACCGCGCAAAAGAAACGTAGAGCCAGTCGCAATGCCGCAAGAGCCAAGCTGATGAAAATGGGCAAGGTTAGGAAGGGTGATGGCAAAGATGTAGCGCACAAGAATGGCAATCCTAGAGACAACAGGGTAAAGAATTTAAAAGTAAGTTCTGTGAAAAAGAACAGATCGTTTCCCAGAACTAGGACTGCTGGTAAGAGGAATAAGAAAGACTAATGAGGGTAAATAATGTTCGTATCAAGCGGAAACGGATACGCCGTCCGGGGAAACACAAAAAAAATGTCAACAAGCGAAACAAGCCAAAAAACTACTTCGGTTAGAGTTCATTGCAGACGCTGTACAAGATGCGGCTCTGAACTCAAGACTGTATTTGTACATGGTCACGAACAGTGTGTGGCCTGTAATTCTGTAGTAATGGATTGCTGTCAAGGAGATATTTGTGCGTAGATATCGTAAAGGTGGAATGCAAGGCCCACAAACTGCGGATGAAGTTCGTGGTATGGGTAGATCTGTTAGGAACGCTGGTCAGTCAGTAAGAAGCAACACCATAAAGACTGGCACAGGCGCTAAAGCACAGATGGAAAAGCAAAAGAAGATAGTGGCCGCTCTGTCAAAGCGTGGCCCTAATATCAAAATGGCTAAGTTCCCTAAGACTACGAGTTCTAAAAATCCAGCGCAGGAGTCTATGAAGATGGCAATGGCGGCTACAAAATTAGGAAAGAAGAAACCAGTAACCACAGCAAAAAAAGGGGGTAAGACGAAAAGTCGTGTCAATGAGTCAGGCAATTATACTAAGCCGTCTCTTAGAAAGCGGATCTTTAACAGGATCAAAGCAGGGGGCAAAGGTGGTAGGCCGGGTCAGTGGAGCGCCCGGAAAGCGCAGATGCTTGCGTCAGCTTATAAGAAAGCTGGTGGTGGCTATCGCAACTAAAATTAACTTTCGGGAGAGGGAAGTGATGCTGGAAAATGGATCCATTGTCGGCTTTGGCCGTTGCACAAACTGCGTATGCGGCTATTCGCAAGGGCTTCCAAGTAGGTAAAGAAGTGGAGTCTATGGCTGGCGACCTTGGTCGCTGGATGGGTGCAATACACACTGTTAAGCATAGCCATGAAAAGGCAAAGAAAAGAAAGTTTGGAAGTGTAGAGGAAGAGGCTTTGGAAACATTCGCCGCCAAAAAGAAGGCAGAGGCGATGGAGAACGAGCTTAGAAACTTTATAAACATGAACTACGGGCCTAGTGCATGGCAGGAAGTAATAAGGGTACAGGCAGAACTTAGAAAGCAAAGGGCGCAAGAAATAGAGCGAGCAAGAAAGCAAAGGGAAGATCTAATCCTTTGGATTTTAACGATATTGGGAATAGCATTGATAAGTGGTATACTGATATTGATTTTATGGGCGGCGATAAATGGCACTTAAAAAACCTCAAAGAAGTCTCAAAGCATGGGGCAAGCAGAAGTGGAGAACCAAAAGTGGTAAACCATCCACCCAAGGGCCAAAAGCAACGGGAGAGCGTTATCTTCCGTCATCAGCTATTAAAGCCCTCTCGTCTAAGGAATACGCGGCCACCACCCGTGCTAAACGCAAAGCAATTAAGGCTGGTAAGCAACACGCCAAACAGCCTAAAAAGATACGAAATAAAACGAGAGCGCACAGAAAGGTAAGGTAATGGGAAACTTTTATATGCCACCAAATGTGTCAGGTGTTACGCCAAGACCTATGGTGGATATGCCAAGACCAGCGGTGATGCCCGGTATGATGCCTCAGTATGACCAACCTAATCAAACCAGCAACACAGCGCCAGCCACTATGGAAGATGTTGGCGCAAGGCTAACGGCTATAGAAGATCAGCTAAGACAGATGCAGTCAGTAAGGCAACAGCCCATGCCTGTCATGCCTAGACCAGCACTTCAACAAAATATGCCTTACAGTATGAACAGTTTGTTTGGTGGTATCAGGGGGCTGTTTTAATGGCTGTTGTAACACCTACCCTGCCAGAATTGTTTGAAGAGGCTTTTGAAAGAGCCGGACTTCAAATGCGTACAGGCTACGACCTACAAACAGCTAGGCGTAGCTTAAACCTATTAACATTGGAGTGGCAAAATCGTGGACTTAATCTCTGGACTATCGATAGCGGGACAATCACTCTTGTCCAAAATCAAGCGGCTTACACAATGCCTACAGACACTATTGATGTCATTGAAACCACGCTTAGAACAGGCACGGGGACGGATCAACTCGATACTAACGTGGAGCGTATTTCGGTTTCAACGTACAGTCAGCAAGCTGTCAAAAACACTAGGGGACGCCCTACGCAAGTATATGTTGATCGTGCGGCAACAGGCGTCAACCTTACTCTCTGGCCTGTGCCAGACCTTACAACGTATACGCTCGCGTATTACAGACTTCGTGGCATCTCTGGTGTCTCGTCAGGGCTAGGAACAACAGCAGATGTTCCGCCCCGTTTCGTACCATGTTTGGCCGCTGGGCTGGCTTACTACATAGCAATGAAGAAGCCAGAAGTTGCGGCTAGGGTACAACCACTGAAACAAGAGTATGAGTTTCAGTTTGAACTCGCGGCTGGCGAAGATGCTGACCGCTCATCAATTAGATTTGTCCCACATGATACGTTTTACCTAGGAGGTTAATATGGGCATTGTAATGAAAAAATTAGGCCAGAGAGGTGGCCCTGCTGGACAAGATAAAGTGGTTATGAACACCAACAAGCCAGCAAAGAAGAAGAAGGCCGCACCTAAAATGGGTGGTGGCATGATGATGAAGAAGAAGATGCCAATGAAAAAAGGCGGAGCCGTCAAGAAGATGGGCGGTGGTGCAATGAAAAAGAAAGCTATGGGCTACGAAAAAGGCGGCGCTGTAACCAAAGAACAGAAGATGGCCGCGTTGAAAGAAATGATGAAAGGGATGGGCAAGGGTGGCTCAGGCGCTGGTCAAAGTGACATAGGCAAGATGCTCAAAGAAATCGGCTTCCCAACAGGAAAAATGATGGGCGGTATGATGAAGAAAAAGATGCCTATGAAAAAAGGTGGCGCAGTCAAAAAGAAGGCTGGCGGCGCTATGAAGCCTGTTCCAGAGGGCAACAAGGGTTTGGCTAAACTTCCTACAAAAGTTCGCAATAAAATGGGCTACGCCAAGAAGGGCGGGTCTATGAAGAAAGCCTACGGTATGAAGCATGGCGGCAGTACTTGTCGTGGTGGTGGAGCCGCAACAAGAGGCAAGGGCTTCGGCAAGGCAGGCTAAATGGCATACGCAAAGGGCAAAAAGGCTTTTGGCTTCTGTGACAGGACAGGGTTTAGATACAAGCTAACAGATCTTGTTGATGAGGTACAAAACGGAGTCAAAACTGGTTTTAAGGTTGGTCGGGATGTTGTAGATCCTGACCATCCACAAAACCATGTTGGCCGATTGCGTATTGCAGACAACATGGGATTGATGAACCCAAGACCTGAGAGAAAACAAGAGGACGTAACAATCACGTTCCCTATATATGATCTTGAGAATTTGCGGTTCTTTGATAATCCATTTGCTGTTGTCAAACTTGGAAATATGTCTGTGTTTGGCGCTGTTCCCACCAATCCTATTATTGTAAGCATCAACGGTTTTGCTATGGGTTCCGCTTTGGGTACTCCAACATATACAATAGGAGCGGCTGGATCAGCCAAATTTAGTTCCACAGCATTCCAGTTTGATGGAACTAGCAAGACATTTGATGAGGGTTAATAATGGCTAAACAGGGAATAGGAATCGGGTCTTCAGCAAACGATGGTACTGGTGATACCCTTCGTGCTGGTGGTGACAAGATAAATGATAACTTTGATGAGGTGTACGCCGCACTTGGCAACGGCACTGACCTGAAGGACATTATAAACTCTAGCCTTCAGTTAGATGTTTCTACTGGCGGCAACAAGATATCATTCTTGTACTCAACAGAGGGCGATCTACCCAATGCCACAACATATCATGGTGCTGTAGCGCACGTTCATGGTACTGGTGCTTTGTATTACGCTCATGGTGGCGCATGGCACAAGGTGGTTACTGATGTTTCCAATGGCAATGTAACAAACTATACCCCACCAAGTCCTACACTTGTTTATACGGTAAACACCGCTGATGGATCAAAGTATAGATTTACTGGCCCCGGAGTAACCAGCACAACAGATAATCCAAACTTTGTCTGCTATCGTGGACACACATACATATTTGACAACACATCTGGACACTCAGGACATCCTCTGGAGATAAGAGTAAGCAATGGTGGGTCTGCTTTTACAGAGGGTGTAACATCACCATCCACAGGGGTGATAAAGTTTGTTGTGCCACATGAGCCATCTGATGTCACTTTGGTTTATCAGTGTACAGTCCACTCTTCGATGGTTGGGCTGATCAATATTACATAGGGGTTAATTATGGCGATTACAGGCGGCATTTGTACAAGTTTTAAGCAAGAATTGTTAGAGGCGGTTCATAACTTCTCTACGTCCGGCGGTGATACGTTCAAGTTGGCCCTATACACATCTGCCGCAACTCTTGATGGCACTACCACGGCTTACATTACAGCTAATGAGGTTTCTGGCGCTGGGTACACAACAGGCGGCGGAACACTTACAAACGCTGGGACAAACGCCAGTGGCACAGAGGCATTTGTAGATTTTCAAGATTTTACCTTTGCTAACTCCACAATTACAGCTAGGGGCGGCCTGATATACAACAGTTCAAAGTCAAACAAGGCTGTGGCTGTAGTAAACTTTGGTACAGATCAATCAACATCTAACTCAAACTTTACAATTCAATTCCCTGCCGCTGGTGCTGGATCTGCTATAGTTAGGATCACATAATGGCTTTTACTAAGACAGAACTTGAAACAGCTATACAAGACTTTACAGAGAACACTGAGACATCCTTTGTAAACAATCTTCCGCTGTTTATATCGACAGCAGAAGACAGAATCATGTCTTCAGTTGACCTTGAGTTCTTTCGCAAAAATGTGACAACGCAACTCACAGCAAACTCTCAGTATCTGCCAACCCCGTCTGACTTTTTAGCACCATTTTCTTTCCAGATCACAGATACAGGCAAAGAGAATTTTTTGCTAGAGAAGGATGTAAACTTTATTCGTGAGGCGTACCCAAGCTACACCTCTTATGCCTTGCCCGAATACTATGCAAGATTTGACGTTGGCAACTTTATAATAGGGCCAACCCCTGATCAGGCATACAACATAGAGCTTCATTACTTCTATAGGCCAGTCAGCCTTACAGCGCAGGCGGCGACAGGCACTACATGGCTTAGTACAAACGCCTCAAACGCCCTACTGTACGGAAGCCTAATAGAGGCGTATATTTACATGAAGGGCGAACAAGATGTTATTGCTCTTTATGAAGGAAGATTTAATACGGCCCTCGACAGATTAAAAGATCTTGCTGAGGCGCGGGAGAACAGAGATGCATATAGGGACGGTCTACCTCGTAGGCCGAGAACATAATGTTTACTAATCCTATGGGAATGGGTGAGTTCAAGGTAATGGTACAAACAACAGAGAACAGGGGATTTACACCGGATGAGATTGCTAAGTTATGCACTGACAAACTTATCCATGTATCTGATCAGGCTCCCCCTGCAATCAAACAACAAGCTGATGCTTACAAACTTAATATTGAACGCCTGATCACGCATTACATGAAGATGGCTGTTCAGTCTGATAGGACAACCGTAGGAAAGCATTTAGAGGATGCTGGGCATCCGAAACTCGCAGAAGCAATAAGGAACTTGTGATATGGCTTTTACTGGCAACTTTATGTGTAGCTCATTCAAGAAGGAGCTTTTGAAGGGCATACACAACTTTTCATCATCTGGCGGCAACACGTTCAAGATAGCACTGTATACGAGCAGTGCATCGTTTACAGCCGCAACAACGGCGTATACAGCTACCAATGAAGTCGGCAACTCTGGCAGTTATGCCGCTGGTGGTGGCGCATTGACAAATGTAGAGCCAAGCATACCCGCTTCTCCGGGTACTACCGCTGTTACATCATTCAATGATATAACTTTTACCAGTGCCACGATTACAGCGGCGGGTGCATTGTTGTATAATGACACAGCAACTGGTGACCCATCGGTGGCGGTTTTTGACTTTGGTGGTGACAAAACATCTACTGGCGGTGACTTTCAGATAATTTTCCCTACTGTTGATGCGTCAAACGCAGTAATTCGCATACAGTAATTTGTAGGATCGTACAAATTGAGCATACTAAAAGACAGAGTCAAAGAGACAACAACCACAACCGGAACAGGAAGCGTCACTCTTGCTGGCGCGGATACTGGTTTTAGGGCGTTTTCCACTGTGTTTAGTGTGGGTGATCAAACGTATTATACGATAGCTAACGCAACGACTGGTGAGTTTGAAGTAGGTAGAGGCTCTTATAGTGGTACGAATACATTAAGTAGACTTGAGGTGTACACAAGCTCTAACTCTAATGCTCTAGTTAATTTTGGTGCAGGCACAAAGATTGTGTTTGTTACATATCCGGCAGATAGAAGCGTCACAGATGATACTGCGGCGGCGCTTGCTATCGCTCTTGGGGGTTAAAGATGGCTAAAGTCATTCTCTTTGATTACACGTTTGATGCTTCTGCTAGAACAATAACATTAGACGGCATCTTTGAAGAAAGAAGATTTCTTCTTATAACTAACGTGACATCAAACGACATCATCTTTTCTTTCAGTAAAAAGGGTGGTGGCTTTTCTAATGTTGCAAAAGATCACACAGCGCAGACAACAACTCTTACGCTAGACTTCGATACAACATCGATGGCAGACACAGATGAGTTGCAGATCTTTGTTGAGCAAGACTCTGGCAGAGTTACTTTTGATGACACATTTACAGATCCTGTTTCTAAGCTTCGCGTATCACAACCCGAAAACCTGATTGACACTGACTTTGAATATGGACTTCAGTCCACAAAGTGGGAAACATTAGAGACTGTAAAAAACATACCCACGTTCTTTAGTCGCAATGGTGATACAGATTTGCCCTTGGTTGACGTAAGATCAACCAACGGATCAAATATTATAACAGTGACCACAGATCAGGATCACACTCTAGGTGTTGGTAATCCTATACTTGTGCAGGGTACAAATAGCCTTACTGCTGATGGAGCATTTGTTGTAACCAATATTATATCATCTACATCTTTTGAATACATATCAAAAGCAAATCAAACATCAAGTGGATCTATAAAGAACACATACACACAGGTATTTGTAGCAAGCATATATCAAGGCACAGAGTTTCAGTTAGAGGATATTAGCGCGATTGTCACAGATGCGGCTACTCCTTCTTCTAAGCTAACTGTAACCACAGCAAGTCATACACATTTTAGAAAAGGAACTAGTTTCTTTCTAAGCAATAGTGTTGGCTCAAAGGTTGTAACATTTGATGCATCAAACATCACACACGCTAATACAGTTCACAAAGACGTTACATCTCAAGCAAACAATATAAAACAAACAGGAGCTAATGCATCAACCAAATGGGCCTATGGTTCTGTTGATCTTCATAACTGGGAGCCTACAGAGGCTATATTCTTTGCCCCAGAGGATTCTTCAGAAGTAACCCTTGATACTTCTGCTGATACATTTACCTTTGGTTTCAATCATGGTTTTTATGATGGTGAGTTGGTTGTGTATATGCACGGATACGGAAACCACCATATTGGATCTCTTACAGATTTTAGACCATACTATGTAAAGCGTGTTAGTGACACTGAAATGGGTCTTTCACTAACTCAAGGTGGATCTAATGTTGCTTTAACT